TTAAGTAATGTTGAATATTATACTCAGTTAAGTTTACTTGAAAGTGAAACTGCTAACCTGTTTATTTCTGATGGGTCTGGACTTAACAGATTGAAGAATGGTTTCCTTGTAGATAACTTTACTTCACATGCTGTTGGAGATTCTGCACATCCAAACTATCGCTGTGCAATGGATATGTCGTTGGGTGAGTTAAGACCTCAGCATTTTACAACCAATGTCACCTTAGAATATGAGGAAGTTCCTACAAACTATATTAAGGGTGATGCAATTATGCTCGACTATACCCATAAGGTTATGGTCGATCAACCTTTTGCTTCTGGTGTAGAAAATGTCAACCCATTTGCTGTTGTATCTTGGGTTGGATTTATGGTCATTACCCCAGCAATTGATGACTGGGTTGATGAGGTTCGTTTGCCAGAAACGCTCACTGAGGTTGAGGGTGATTATGCAGCAACTGTATTTGCAATGGAAGTAGATCCTAATACTGGATTTGCACCAACAGAATGGAACGCTTGGGAAACTCAATGGAGTAGTAGCAGTAGTAGTAGTTCTTCTTCTTCTAGAACTGAGCGTCGTGGTGGTGGTCCTCCTATTAGACGAGTTACTACCAGTACCACTGTAACCACTACAAGAACAGGTCAAACCAGGACTGGCATTAGACCAGAAGTTACACCTAGAGTTGATAGAGAAGTTCTCGGTGATAGA